ATTCAACATTGTAATCTTTAGTGCAGAAAAGAAAAGTCTAGCTCTCGACCTCTCTAATGGAGGACACTAATGCGGAAAGAAAGTGACACATTTATACATCTCAATGAGATGCTCGAAAGAGACATAGAAACTCTAGATACTGATGAGCTTCGAGATCTTATTTCGGATCTACAATCAAATCGAGTCGATAGTATTACCGTATCCAGAGTAGAAAGAAAGAAGGGCGCAACAAAGAAGCAGGTATCCGGCGCTCTCTTAATTAAAGAACTGATGCAAGAGTCAGGAAAATCGGAGGAGGAGATTGTCGCTCTAATGAAGAAGAAGGGTTTAATATAAACCTTTGGAAGGAACAGGTGTGATATGAGAACGATAGTACGAGAGACAGAATACGATTGTGGTTGTAAATATGTACCCGAGAGCGTGTCACTCGAACAAGCTCTCAAAGTTGGCTTCAACGAATCGGAGTACCCACCCTTCTGCATAGACCATCCAGATGCTCCCGCTATCAGAGCCGAGATAGACGTACAGATTGATAACTCGGGCATCGAGACCATGTGGCTTTGCGACCGCAAGTATCTATACTCATCAGAGATGCACCTTGCGCCACTCGCTCCTTCTAACCCTCTTCGCTATGGAGTTATGATACACTCAGGCTTCGAGCATTTCTGGGAGGCTGTTAAGGAAGGTAAGGACTACGAAACTGCTTCCGTCCGTGCCGAAGACGCTTTCATGGAACAGTGGATAGATAGTGGCGGGTTAGTTGACAGAGCTAGAACAGATGATATGGCCCAGGCTATCTTCGCAAAGTATGCTACCTTTGTAATGAGCCGCGATCTCGCAGGATACAAGTGGGAAGTAGAAGATACTGAGGTTAACGGATCTATTTATTTAGAAAAGATTAAAGTAGGTATAGAGAACCATAATATTTACTACGTTATAAACGTAGATATGGTAGTTATGTGTGATGGTAAGAGATGGATTGTCGACTATAAAACACACAGTGGCAATTACTTTGGAGATGATTGGGTAAAGCCCTGGCAAATGTCTTCCCAAATGACAGGATATATTGCCACGTATCAGGAGCTTCTAAACCGAGAGGTTGCCGGAGTTCAAATAGTAGGTATCCTCATCAAGATGTTGAAGTCTGGACCACAGCCAGATTTCCTACCTATCGAGATTCGTAAGACGCAGGGACTCATCGACGAATGGAAGAAGGACATCCTTGCTACGTACCAACGTATTATAATAAACCGACGTTCAGGTTACTGGCCTAAGTGCGACAAGGCTTGCGATAAATGGTACGCATCGTGTCCCTATATGAACGTATGCGAAGAAGACCCGGCCCTTCGGCACTTACAGTTAGAGAACAACTATAGAACTGTAGTGTGGGACGCAGATAATAGGAAGGAGATAGAGATAGGTACGGATGGACGAACCGTTATTCACAAGAGTCGAGACTTCAATATAGATATTCTTGCTCAACTTGACAAATAATAAGGAGGCTATCTAGTATGCGAACGAGTGATATTGATTGGGACGCTCCACCAATCCACGCCATTGTCCTAGGCGAACTAGGTACAGGCAAAACTTCTTTCATGGCCCAAGCTGCTAAGTTTTCTCAATGTGCTTGGGTTATTACTGATCCGAACACGTTACCAACTCTCCTAAGTCTAGGACTAGACGTAGAATATGAGACATTTGCAGAGACGGACTTAACACAAGTATCAGCTTTCAACGATCTCTGTGACTACGTCGATAAGATTTTAAATACCTGGACGAAAGAGGGAAAGAACAATCCTTCCTCAACTCTAATCATAGATGGAATCCCAGGTCTTATGGACCTAGCTATGTATCGAGCTATGTTCCTTAAAGGTAATACCCCTCCCAAGAAAGGGAATAGTTCTACCTCTTCGTTAAGAGGTGATCCCTTGGGTTACTATAGAGCAGGTAAGAATACTGGTCTTCAAGAACTCAAATCCATATCAGACATGGGAGACTACAATGTTATGGGAAGTATGGTTAAACATATGTTGTCTCACATAGCCATGCAACCCTGTAATGTTTTGTGTTCTTGTCACATCTTAGCCGAGAAGGATGCGACAGGCAATATTGTAGAAGATATCTGTGTCAACAAGGCTATGAAGCAACCTGTTCCTTCTAGGTTCTCGGAGGCGTGGGTTATACGATCTGAAGAACATCCACTAGCCGGAGGAGGTTCTCGAACTGTCAGAGTTATCGACACGCGTGCGTCTATCTCACGTTACGCGCGCACGGCATATGAGCATATCTTAATGAAACGTGAGAAGGCCTATCTACCATACCTGCGAGACAAGATAATTGCAGGACTAAAAAAGGAGGATCGCAATACATTAGACTACATGGACCCAGGTGAAGTAGTAATAGATCAAGACAAGAAAGCTACGTCTAACGCAACACAGAAAGGCGGATGGACCGCCAAATAAGGATTAAAGGAGAACCACAATGGCTCCAGAAAGAACAGATATAGAAGAACTGAACACTTATATTCCGATGAACATGAACGAAGTTGAACCGGCCTTTGCTCCTCTAACTGCAGGCGTTTATGTTATGCGAGTGGCTAGCGCAAAGGTACAGCTATCAAAGAAAGCTAGCAATCCAATGGCCGTCTTTACTGTTGTTCCTGTATACAAGCAGGGAGCAGAACCAGGTGCTCGTCTCTCGGGTAGTCATAGAGAATTCTTCGTTCTTAGTATTCGGCCTACTCCTGATACGCCACTCGAAGAAGCCAAGCCGAATCCGATTGGCATGAGTAGCTTGAGAACATTCTGCGACAACTGTGGAGTAACTGAGTATCCGAACGAGAATGGATTTGAACTGAAATCAGTTGAGGGTTGCCTCATCGGTATGCGTATCGCCGATGAACCTCAGGAAGATGGTAATGTCTATACTAGATGCACGGCCAACTTCGCACCTAGTAAGGTCGAAGGCTATACGCCTCAGGCAGAATAACATGGAAGTTATCGGAACAACTATAGCCATCCTAGTACTGCTCTTCGTTACATATATAGCGGGGAATGATAAGTAGCGAAGAGCATAGGAGGCGGGGGCCTTTGACTGGGCGGTCGGGCCTCCGCTTCCACCAGGAGGAATATGGAACAATATAAAGAACTCTTAGACCAAGCGGAACAATTTGTTCAAGATATCCGCAACAAGTTAAAGAAGATTCTGCCTAAAGCGGAGAAACATCCTGATGGTTGGGAACGTCACAACTCCTCTTATAGAGCCTGCGCATCATTACGTCTAGCCCTTACAGAAGCCAAGACAGCTCTGCTATGGGTACAGTCAGCGGCTATGGAAGACGGTTCTCCAGAAGATATAGAACGGAGTAGGGCTTTACCTACTAATCATATAGAAGTAATTGCTCTTATAGACAAAAAGAAACACGAAATGAAAAAGCGTATAAGGGAAGAAGAACAATTGTCCAACTCTGTCTCAGGAGACACAGATGAAAGTTTTGTTAGATGATATAAAAGTCGGGGATCGTATGAGAGTAGACGAAGGAGATGTCAACTCTCTCATGGAAAGCCTAAAGCAGCTTGGCCAGATCGTACCTATATCTATAGATAAAGATAAGAACCTTATCGCTGGTGGTAGGAGATATGCAGCTTTCACTCGCATTAGAGATGAATATCATTCTAAGATAGCTGAGCATAGAGATTGGGAGACAAGTCAAGACGGCTTAGAAGATCAAGGCCCCGAACCACCCGTCCTTAATCTTCCCTTCAATCCTGAAGAGATAGAAGCCTATTACATCGAAGATGAAGATGATATATCTAACAAAATAAGAGAGTACGAAGAAAATGCGGAGCGGAAAGATTTCTCTTGGCAGGAGGACGTAGTTTCTTGTTACAAACTACACAGTATGTACGTTGAGAAAGCAAAGCAGGATGGTCTAGCCCCTTGGGGAACTAATAAAACTGCAGCCAGGATGGGTCGTGCGCCATCCTGGCTACGTATAAATCTTCAGATTGCTCGGTTGTGTGTTGCAGGTGACCCAGATATCCTTGACAAGTCTACTCGATTCGCAGCTATTCAACATCTAAAAGATAAAAAGGAAACAGAAGCGCAGAAGGAGTTGATGAAACGTATACAGAAAAGACGCGGAGAGGATATCGATAGGGCCTTCGATGCTGAACATGAAGCTCAGCACGCCGAAGGAGAACTCGACTTCGATATGGATGAACTCGCGAGCGAAATAGAAAGAGAAGAAGGCCGTCAAGCTGATATGGAAGACATCGGAGGCGACTCATTATACTCAATGACCGAAGAGACATCTATAAAACCTAGCTTAACATTTCCTAGGTTACGCCTCTATCATGATGATGCTATTTCTGTTATGCGTAAATTGCCTGACGGAATCCTCGATGCGATAGTAACCGACCCTCCCTTTGGTATAGATCTAGAAAAGGTCAAGACATCCGATCTCCATGCTGGTAAGATATACGAAGACCCTGATACCAAAGATAGTTACGAAGATCTCATGTTCAAATTCATACCTCAATCTTATCGCCTCCTTCGCGATGGGGGACATATGTATGTCTTCTTCGCTCCTCAGTTCTATGAACTACTATATACAGCCGCAAGACAGGCTGGATTCAAGACTTATCAGATACCTTTAATATGGCATCGCCTCGGTGGTGGGCAAACAATGAACCCAGATCAATATCCAGCCTCGTGTTATGAGATGTGTATGTACTGCTTTAAAAATAACGTAAAGATGTATAAGAAAGGTCAGTCAAACGTACTACCCTACGAGCCGATAAATGCAAGAGACAAGATACATCCAGCCGAGAAGCCCGCTGGTCTCTGGGAAGATCTAGTTTCAAGAACCTTACCCAAGGATGGTGATCCTCTTGTAGCTGACTTCTTTGCCGGTGTTGGTAGTTTCGCTAACAGTATTGTTAATACTGGAGAGTATCCATATTGGAGGATAATCTCTGTTGAGAAGGATGAACAATATTTCCTTCGCCAAGTCGCCCGTTTTGAATTCGTAGAGGGGATGGAGATAATGAAGAATGGCTAACATCCTTGAGAATATGCTTGGAATTAGGTCAAGTCAAGATGATTATGGTATGGCTATTCCAGGCTTTATGAAGAAGTTTGACTCTCGATACGTTCCTGGTGACGGGTCTCTAACTCCAGAGGTAGTCATAATTGGTGAAGCCCCAGGTAACGACGAGAACATAACAGGCGTCCCTTTCGTCGGGGCTTCAGGCCGTATGCTAAAAGCTATGCTTACTCATGCAGGCTATAAAAAGGATAGAGTATATTATACTAACGTAATCAAATATCAGCCTCTTAATAATGACCAGATGGTTTACAGTAGAGATCCGAAGAGGAAAAGATGGTCGCCAGGAAAGGAGTGGTGGGGTTGGCAACGACTCTTAATAGATGAAATTGATATTCTTAAACCCAAACTAATCATTGCGCTCGGAGGCACTGCCGCGTACGCATTGACTAAACAATATGGCATAACTAGAATTCGAGGAAGTGTATATGAGTCTCTGGATACTGTCAATTCTATACCTGTTCTGTGCTCTGTTCATCCTGCTTTTGTTATTCGTGGTATGTACGGACTTAAACCCTTCCTCGAAATGGATCTCAAAAGAGGCCAACGTATCATTGGAGGCGATTCGTGGCGCCCGTCGAAGAAAACTTTCACGATAGCGAAAAACATAGATCATGTAGAAGAGTTGTGTGCCAGGTATGCTAGAGATACTAGACTTGCTTGCGATATAGAAAGTCGAGGAAAGTATATTAGTCTTGTAGGCTTCGCACGTTCTGCTACAGAAGGTTTTAATATAGAGATTATTGCTCCGTCAGGTGCGTCCCGTTGGGAGACATCAGAAGAGATAAGAGTATGGAAAGCTATACAGTACTTACTTACACGGGATTCAGTTGAGTATGTTTACCAGAACGGTTGGTATGATCGAGCAATGTTTGCACGTCATGGAATACATTCTAATCCTACACACTTCGATACAATGATAGGTTTTAAGATTGCCTACCCAGAATTCAGAAAAGGTTTGAACATTATTGCTAGTGTTTATACAAAAGAGCCTTACTACAAGGACGATCGCAAAGTAGCCAAAGAGTTAAACGAAGAAGGTTCAATGACTAAGCGAACGCCTTGGCAGACCTTTCTAGATTATAACCTCAAAGATTGTTGTGTTACCTGGGACGCATCAGTTAAGATCGAGAAAGACTTAGCCACTTTGGGTCTTAAAGATCACTATATTAATATGTCCAAACCTTTAGCCGAGGCTTGCCACAAGGCAAACATATCTGGGTTTAAAGTAGACTTAGCAAAGAGGGATGACTTAAATACAAGAGGTGTCAAACTTATCAATGGTTATCGCAAGACGGTTGAAGAAGCCTGTGGCATGGATATAAATATAAGGAGTACAAATCAATGCAAGGAAGCTCTAGAGAGAATGGGTTTCGGAAAAGTGGCAAGTACTGGTCGACTTGCCATGTTAAAATTGCTGCAAAAACGCCCAGGCGACCGAGCGCTTCATGCGATGTTGAGTTGGAGGCGCTTGATAAAGTTTGTAGGGGATTATGTGAACGCGCAATTAGACTTCGACAACCGATTACGCTTCACCTTAGCTTCGGAATCGACGGAAACAGGACGGCCAGCCTCGCGGAAGAGTTGTCACAACACTGGCTTCAATATATGCGCCACTCCAAGGAATGTAGCGGGGAATCCTCTAGCGAAAGAATTCCGAGATATGATAATCGCGGATGAAGGAAAGGTACTAATCGTAGCGGATCAAGAACAGGCAGAATCTCGTATGACGGCAGGGTTAGCTAGGTGTCCTGCTATGTTAAAGGTCTTCTCTGAAGGCAGGGATTTTCACTGTTACGCCGGAGGGATATTCTTCGAGAAACCTGAGGAGGAAATAGAGAAAGGAAGTTTAGAACGAGATGTGAGTAAAGCTGGTGGGCACGCATTGAACTACGGTATGCAAGCCCAACGTATGTCAGACGAGATTCTAAAACGGATAGAGATTTTTATAGAGAAGTCTACCTGTAACAATATTCGTAACCGATATCATGCCGCGCATCCTGAGATTAGAGAGGAGTATTGGGAGTATGTCAATAGTACTATTACGAAAACAAGAACACTACTTAATCCGCTCGGTCGTCGGAGGTTCTTTAATGGAAGACAAGATAGAGAACTTCTTCAAGAGGCCTATGGTTGGATACAGCAGTCTACCTCTGGGGATATTACAAACTTCGCCATTGCTATTATTGAAAAGAGTCATCCGTGGATCGAGTTTAAACTGCATACCTATGACGGACTGGTTGTCCAAGTTGACGAAGATCGTATTAACGAGGCATGTCGTATCATAACAGATCTCCTGGAGATAGAACTAGACTATCGAGGGATCAAACTCGTAATACCTTCGGAGGTCAAAGTTGGCAAGTCATGGGGACAGGCTACCGTATGGACCAAATAGCTGGCTAGCTTCGTTTATGGAGTATACGAAGGACCAGGAAGGTGATACAAATTATCTTCTATGGACCGGGATTACGGTTATCTCAGCGGCTATCGGGCGCGGTGTTTATATACAACGTGGACTAGAAAAGATTCGTTGTAATCTATACACTCTTCTTCTAGGTCCAACAGGAAATAGAAAGACCGACTCTGCACGCATCGGAGATGATATACTTGATGCGTCTAAGATTATACCAATGGGCTCGGCACAGACTACACCACAGAAACTAGTACGACGACTCAAAGATTCTGAGCAACCTATAGGATACAGAGAAAAGGATGCAGAGGGAGAGTTAGAAAGTACCTTCGAACTGCACTCTCCTTTATTTCAGTATTCTTCAGAGTTGAGTCTTCTATTTACGAGAGCTAAGATGGACCCGACTATCATACAATTTCTAACCCATATCTATGACTGTCCTTCTCATCACGGGTATGACCTAGTCGGAGATGATCCGAAGAAAACAGACGCGAAGATTGACGTTATCAATCCTTACCTAGTTGTATTAGGATGTAGTAATCCTGCATACCTACACGACTCCTTACCTACGTCTGCTATAGGTGGAGGTTTTATCGCTCGATGTATATGTATATTCTCTAAAAAGATTAGGAAACGTGTAGCTTGGCCGAGACCGGATTTCTCTATGAGGCCTGCGTTGATAGAAGGGTTACGTAAGGTTTCTGCTATGGAAGGAGAGATGTTCCCTACCCGAGAGGTTAAAGAAGCCTACTCCAAATGGTATACGGCATACGGAAATTCTAGTAAAGATACCAGAGATATGGCCGCTGAAGGTTTCTTCGAGCGTAAGCCAACACACTTAATGAAAACGATGATGCTTCTTGCCGCAGCTGATGGGCAACGTATGCGTCTAGAGATGAAAGATATGATAGGAGCCTTGTTACTCCTGGAAGAGGTAGAGAAAATGTTACCAAGTGTCATGAAAGATCTGGGAACAATAGACACATCAACCAACATGATGTATGTGTACGATATGATTGTGAAGTATCCTAGAATCTCTCGATCAGATTTACTCAAACGTACCTATCGTCGGGGGGTTAAGAAGGATGAACTCACGGAATTATGCGCGTCGCTAGAAGTGATGGGAGTTATTAAAACCATCCAAGGCGATATGGGAGGGAGGGCTACGTGCTATGAATCAGTCGGAGACTTATACGCCTTTAAAGAAGAAAAAGAAGGCAGGGCCAGCTCGAGCGCTACGAGAGGAGAGAAGACATTCTCTGACTCAGGTAGCTCATACGATAAAGTGCTCAAAGACCTTGATCTGGAGACTTGAAGAAGGTCAGTTACACTGGGAACGTTCGAGCTTTCGAGAGGCTCTTCTTGACTACTACGGTTGGGAGACTCTAGTAATACAAACGGAATGGGCCTTAGCTTCTGGGCCTCATAAGGAATATCTAAGTAGGATTCCAGGCGGAGTTGAACCTAGAGAATGTCCTGCTTGTAATAAAGTATTCGTAACCGCGGCAGGCTGGCCATATAAGATCTGCCAAACTTGTCACTCCAAACTGATAGTAAGGAGCCAATGATGTATCGAGAAGACGTAGAAAATTTCATATGCGACATTTCTGTTTGGTCAAAGAAGAACTTTGGCGACCAAGACGACCGTAATCCCTTACTAGGTATGGTTGAAGAGCTTGGAGAGCTAGCAGAGATTTTACTCAAGGAGGATAAAACTAATACGTACCTTACGAGAGAGGCTAACGATGCTATAGCAGATCACTTTATATTTTTCTGTGACTTTATGGGGCGCGCAGGTATTAAGAGTTGCGGTACCGGAATACTCGAAATCGATGGCACATATCGTGATACGGATATACCTTTCCGAAAGATAGGAACAGACCAGGATCTATTTGTGGAGTGTCTGAAAAGTCAGGGAATTCTGTGTCGTCTTATTTTAAAGAGAGAACAAAAGATACGCGAAGGCGCCCCGCGTGTTCGAAGACGTTACAGAAAGCTATTAGAGAATGCTTGTTCTGCGCATATGCTAAATCTTTGGTGTCTCTGTCACCAACGTCATGTATCTCTTAGATCAATAGTAGGAAGTACTTGGATTAAAGTCAAGAGGCGAAACTGGAAAGCTAACCCTACAACAGGAGCTAATAATGGGGGATAAGCATATGGTTCTCGTTACCGGAACATGGGGCGAGAAGAGCGAAGAAGAGTGGCACAAAGATAAGAAATGGAAAGATGATCTAGCGGACATAGGGATTAAACAACTTGACCGCGACGTACCTTTCTTATGGTCTAGTAATCTTGATGGGTTGATTGGAGAGAACTATGACTGGCGGTCGGGAGGGGCCGCGTTAAAGAATTACATCGAGGCCCGACAATGTAAATATGGAATAACGAACGAACCTATTAACTTGATCTCTCATTCTCATGGTATGCAGATAGTTGCCTACGCAGCATACTTTGGTCTTCGTCTAGGAACAGTAGTTACAGTAGCTGGACCAAAGAGAGACAAACTAGATATGCAATACAAAAGTATCCAGACAGGCTCAAAGTGTTGGATACACGTCCATTCTGATTGGCGAGATGTCTGGCAGTTATTCGGTTCGCTTCGTTGGGGTAGTCCCTTTGGACAAGCAAGAGATATGAAGTATGCCAATAAGAATGTCTACATTCCACACACGTCTCACACAGATCTTATGGACTTTGAACTCCTAAGAAACCAAGGAATTTTCCGCTCGATTATGAAAGGAGCTCCAGTACAATGAGCAAACATATATGCCCCGAATGTAATCACCACTTCCAGGATGATGAGGTTCCTTTACGGATAATGGCTAACGAGATCAACGAGCATCATCTAGGAAACATCCACAAGGCAAATGCAAGAGGCTTCGTATCCGACATGGTTAGTAAGTTAGAAGACCCGAGCTTCGTAGCTTCGCCAGCACAGAGTGATTGGCTAACAAGTCTATTTAATAATGTGAAAGATTTCGAACCCAAAGACTACGTTCCATCGACAAAGGAGAGCATGAATGAACAGCTCGGCAAAGCAGGGCTCTGAGTTAATCTACATCAGCGGAGCTTTAACAGCTAAGACTTCAGGAGAAACGAAAAGACTAGCAAAGGAAGCAATGGAACGGGGGCGGCAAGTAAAGGAGAAAGGACATATGCCTTTCATCCCTCACTGTTCCATCTTCTACTGTGAGCAGATGCCTTGGATGCAATACTATGATTGGGTAAAGTTAGACCTTCTACTACTCCCAGCGTTCGACGCTATTCTTCTCGAAGATACGAAGATGAATAAAAAATCAGTAGGCACTATGGCTGAACTTGGTTGGACAACCTCTCACAATATTAAGAGGTATTTAACCATAGAAGAGATCCCATCAGTTAATTAAATATGGAATCACTAAAGGCCGTAGAATCACTTAGAGTATTGTTAGCTTTAACCGCGTCAGGACTTAGGGCCTCGTCATGAGGATACCCAGGTGTCACCGGTGTCTGACGTCTGATTTCGCCATCAAAGATAGACGTCTCATCGGGGAAGACACTACCCATAGCTGTGATGAGTCCCATCTGTCTTAAAATCCTGGAGTCTTTAGATGCTCGACGGCCCACGTCATTTCGGTACTGTGCATTCGGAAGTACAATATTCTGGATTACCTCGTAACACTCTTCAACAGCTTCTCTTGGAGAGTTGCCTACTCCATTTATCTCTAACGCAACACCATCTAAGCCGTGTACACGCCAGTCTTGGCCCGTTATCTCAACGTCTACTGGAAATACTTGAGGATTCGAGTGATCAATTTCAAGTATTGGAAGCCCTCGGGGAGTTGTCGCTTCTGTTACTTCGTTCGGATACGGCGGTACGGACACTCTTACAGCAGCTCCCCACCCGGATAAATTCTGAGCACGATTATGCGCCTGACCGCTAGCTATGTCAGATATAAGATGGCCAAGATCCTCATTGAGAATCGCAGTAAGAGCAATTATAGCGTTATAGCCAAGACGGGGAGTCCATTCGAGTCCAAAGATTTCCTCCTCGTTGGTGACTATGAGATTAAGATCGATTGGCCCACGATAGTCGACGTGCTTGAGCGTACTTGCAGTCTTCTTCAAAGTTTCCGAGACAAGCATTCCTCCGCATTCATAGACCACGCTACCCATACATCCCGTGTTGGGGCCACAGTCTCCAGCCAAGAAACGTTTATCCTCAAACGTCATATTGGCGTTCTCCATAAAGTCAGTGCCGTCGAACCATCCTTCGACACTAACTTCTACCCCTTCTATAGTCTTCTGCAGATCAAATTCTCCTGTAGAACCCATAGATTTGAAATGTTCGATCATGCGAATAGTTTCGTCTGCCGAGTATCCAACATAGGTATCGGTCGCAGCGGCATTGTTATGAGGCTTGATGGTATAACCGCTACCTTCTCGTTTTCTAAGAAATTGTATAGCGTCCTGGGATCTCTTAAAGTCGAATGTGCGCGTTTCCGGTACGTTGATCCTACAGCGTTTCATGAACTCTAGACCAAAACTTCTATCGAGTTCAATCCTATCAGCAAATAACGATCCGCCGAAAACCTTCTTACCCATCTTCTTAAGTTTATCCGCGATGTCTCCATTTCCTACCATATCAAATACGAAGACATCTACGTCGTCAAGACTCTTACGCCATGAGGATACTTGTGGAACTATTCCCCGAGCCACCGCTTTACCTACGGGCTTCGATGTCCACATATCGACCGTATGTCCTTCACGCAGAAGTTGTACGATTACGGGGATTCCAGCTCCTGCATTAGAAATAAAACGGAACCTCATCGATCTCTCCTTCTCTCTCTCTTGATACGGCGAGCTTTCCTAGCCCATTGAGCCTGTTTCACATCAGGTAAAGGTTGTAGACCTGTGATAGCTTGATGCCAAGACTTCTCGCCCTTAGAGGCACTGTATAAGTTTGTAGCCGCTATCCCTCCAGGTACAAACATCGTTAAATTATCTACAAGCTGTCCTCCTGCCTGAGCAAACTTTCTAGACAGCATAGGATCTTCTCCGACAAACATATTTTTAAAGCCTAACTGACCACCTAGAACAGCTGTCTCAGCTCCCCTACCCAATGTCTGAATAATAGGTGTAGGACCAGTAGGCATAGCTCCAAACAAGAACCAATTAGACAAGTCAGTATTGAAGGCCGCTCCACCTTCAACTAACATAGCAGACGCGGCTATGTGTTTCATGATAGCGTCTCCTCTAGATTCTCTTATCCAACGCGACCAAAGTTTTCCGTAGTTCAGAGGCCATGTAGAGAAGACGCCCAACATTCGACCTACGGGACCGGCATTAGAAAAGAACTCTGGTGTATTTGCCGAGCCGTATAAGTATTGCGTTTCACCCACAATGTGACGAGCATATAGCTCGGAAGCAAAGTCAATCGCTCCTTCATCTAACGCTTCTTTAATCTGTGGTCGTATACCTTCAGGAATCTTAGACCCACCAAAGATCTTTGTTCGGCCCCGAAGAGCTATATTACCTGCTAATAACTCTTCTTTAGAAAATTGAGAAGCCAACTCTTTGAATTTAGAACGAGCTCCATAATATGTGATAGCCCTATTCCATCGGTCCGTGGCCGTAAAGACATAAAGTAGTTTCTTTTGAACATCGTTAAGACCCTGACGGAAAGTTCCCATAAACAAATCATCCGTTACAATCCTATCAAAACCAGTAGTTAAGATTTCAGCGACTTCGAGTTCTTTAGTTACTGCCGCTTTACCCTTCTGAGCGGCTTCACGGATTCCCATCAAAGTATGTTTAGCCCCTATCTCACCAGCTGTTAGATTAAGCTGAGTAAGATTCTTCAGAGGTGCAAGTATTCTTGGTAGACCCAATGCTCCCATGTATGCGAAATCCATTATCACACTGGCTACCACACGTGAAGGCCTATCGCCCGCAAGTCCAGGCACGCCTAAGAAGTCTGTTAAACGATCTAGCGAACGGTTTAACATTATTTCAGTCTTAGTTGGGATACCTCGAATATGATTAATTAAACCCTGGAAACTGTCCTTTGCTAAAGGATCATTTGCAAAGGCCTTGTCAGTGATAGGTGCAAGTTTCTCTACAGTATCTCCTACATGCCTCTTCATCGCTCCAGCTCGGACGTAGATTTGAAATGCCTTAAATGCATTATCTTCAACATTCAGCATATCTCCAGTCCGGTCGAACTCGGCGAAAAACTTCATATCTTCTGCAGAAAACTTCTGACCCTCTAAATCCTGTAAGAAACGATCTTTAGCACTAAGACGTATATCTCGTATAATGTCTAATGTTGCCTCGCTTTCAGATTCCCTAAGAAACTTATCGAAGATTACTTGCTCTTCAGTATGGCCTTTTTTAGTTTTAACGTTAATAATTCTCGAGTGCTCACGACCTAACTTTGCAATGCGTGCTATTTCTTGCTCATTTAAATCATGAACTTTCCCAACTGTAGTAGCCGTATCCTTATAGGCCTTCTTAATACGAGGGACATATTCGTCTATAAACTTCTCAGGAGGTATACCAAACTCTCGACCGGCTTTGTCATAAGCGTTTCTAAATGTTTTAGCCACTTTGACCAATTCCGGTGTCCGCATAAAACCAGCTACATCAGCAGGAGTGGCGTCGCCCGACCAATTACCTTTTTTATCTAGTCTCTTAAGTATCTCAGTAATCTTTTGTCCGTTCTTTAGTGTCGGTTTTACTTTATAATCGCGAAGAATCCCCCACAGTTTAGGGTCACCTATAGAATCATTGACCATCTTTGCGTACTTACTCATAGAAGATTCCATTCTTCTAACGCCTATCCACAAAGGTTCGATAACTCTCGCACCGACTTCAGGCCCATAAGCAGACATACGAGGGGCGAACTGAGAAAATATTCCCATTAGACGACTAGATGAAGCCATAGCTAGATTAAAACCCTTTTTAGATCTGAAGCCGAATATCTGATACTCATTTCCAATTACGTTTCCTTCAGTACAATTGGACCCACAGATTATTTTAAAACCTTTATCATTCGGCTTGATTCCAGCTTTAGCTAAGTCCCTAGGCTTTGCTTTCATTATTATGATAGAAGGACGAACACCATTAGACCCGGCGATAGCCGCCTCTGCTTCGGGTATAGACATCTCAAGAATCTCCTCAGGCCTAAAGGGGCCCCGAGGTCTTGCGGTTATATCTCCTGCAGACCTTGCAAGTGTAGCCTCGATCTCTTCACTTGTAAATACATAAGATTTATACTTCTTAGCGTCCGATTTATTTATGAAGATTGCTATGTTATCAGTTTCTGCCGGAGGCCCTACCCTAACCTGTTGGACGTTCGGGAAGACTTCCGGTTTATCTAAACGCTTTGCACTCGTTGTAAATCTTCCTAAAGCGTCACGAGTATAAGCCGCTTCACCCTGTTGAGTAGAAGGATGAGCTTCGGGAACTTTCGATTTAGCCGAGCTTCTACGTAAGAGATCTCGTGTTATAGGATTCTTTCTTAGATCTGTTTTAGTTGCGAAAGGTATATCGACCTCTCTAAACGGAGTCGAGGGAGCTCGTACAAATCTATTCTTCTGAGCCGAAAGTACAAAAGCTTTAGCCTTGAGTCCTGGGCTTAGTTCTTCCAACTTAGTAGCTATCCGGCCAACCGACAACAGATCTGAAACTATAACCTCACCATTGTCTAGTATCAAACCTTCAAGACGTCCTGATTTCTTGGATATATCAAGGGCTGTATTACGAGTAGGATTCCTAACAAGTTCAGCTACGATAGGATGAGGTTCTAAATCCCCCGCAAATCGGCCAGCAGGCACGAAGGCCTCGTCTTGTACCTTCAATCTAGTCTCAGGTTTTCCTGATGGCTTCTTCTGGAATACGAGATAATTAGTATCCTGGGCTGTTGTACCCATGATACCTCTTCCAGGAAGAGCTTGGATAGATTCTTCATCTACAACGTACAGATCATACTTCCTAGCATGGTCTATTGATTTACCTCTAGCATCAAATATGGTTCTTCGATCCGTACCCTTAATACGAGGGCCAATTTCCGGACGTGAATTCTGGATTTTATATAATAACTTCCCGCCTGGCTTAAGCATCCTAGACGCTTCACTCATTACGGCCTCATACATCTTAGATGCCTCATCCCTAGATGTAAACCATCCATACCTTAGAGCTTCTTTAGGTAAACTCTTCGTACCTTTACTTTTTATTATAAATGGCGGGTCAGCGACCACGAGATTCTTCGAAGAATTAGAAATTGGATAACCCTTCAACGCATCAGCATACTGTACCCCTGGTAGTAACCCATGTTCAGTATCTCCGGCATCAAATTTAATCTTAGCGTCTTTCCCAAGAGTTTTAGATAACGTTCCTTTACCATAAGTTAAATCAACCTCAGGAGTGAAGTCATCTGGGAGAGACCGTTTGGCCTGCAAGTTAATCACGGCCTCTTTTTGCGTCAAAGCATAATTAGCCCTCGGAGGCATCAGCCCCTGTGTCTCTCGAGACACCGCTGTGGGTGTAAACGGTTGCGCTCCCCGAAGAATGGCTTGATCTGGGGCACCGAGTTCAGCCCCTAATTCTGGCAGATATATATCTCTCGGACCTGCGGGGCTAGGAGCTCGTGGAGGTCTCGGCGTAACTGGTCCCGGTCTTGGTGGAAGTAGTGTTGGGCCTCCTTCCGGTAGAAGTGGTGCCCGTGGTGGCTGTGATGGAGGAAGTAATCTTGGGTCAGTATGGAATAATTCAGGGTCAAATCCACCCGGGCCAGGACGACGTCCAGGTATATTCCCGACTGTAAAGTCTGGTCTAGGCTGTTGTCCTGGTATTAGTAGCTTCTGAGGCTGAGGTTGGTCTAATAACCTCTGAGGCGGTATCCCCGCTCCCGCCCCAGTATAATGGACTTCCGGACGAGGCGGAGAAGGCGGCCAACCGTGAGGAGAATCTGGAGTTTTGATGCTGGGTCCTGCTGGTTGGCGTACTAAAGACGTTCCAGGAGCTTGTGGAACATAGCTTTCAGCGTCTGGGGCTTTCGGAACATATCCTATATCAGCATCTTTAGCCCCGCCCTTTTTAAGACGACGTGGGAAAAGCTTCTGGACACCTTTAGTAATAAGACCCGCGGCCGTGGCTTCCAAAGCTGCTCGGGTAGCTATATCCCTAGCATCTCCACCTGCGATAGCTGATGCGCCACCGCCGACTATCCCTCCAGCTATTGCAGCGCTCATAGGACCAAACGGGACTCCGGCAAATTTGAGTAAAGCCTCGGTTACAGCATACGGAACAACGTGTCCCGCAAAGCTCCCTGCAGTACCAGAAATACCGCTTGGTCTACGTTCTCCGAATTCGAAGGCGTCTAAGAACATACCTTCGCCAAAACCGCGCATAAAAGATTCAGTCGGAGTTAGAGGGTGGCCTTCAACAGTCCTTACTGGGGCGTAACCTGTCATGTCTAATTGGTCAAGCATAGAATCAGTCATAGTCTAATTATTCCTCTTGTACCTCTCCCTACGCCGGTTTATTTCTTCTTGACGCTCTTTTTTCAGCCGAGCTTGCCTTTCCTCTTTAGTCTCTCTAGCAGGAGATTGTCGTATTATAGCTGGCGACTTAACTGTACGCCCTTTTATAAACTTGCGGAAACTAGGATCACCGGCCTCTATTTGCGCTCTCTCTAGCACCTGCCGTAAGGCTTTTTGTTTTTTCGGAAGTCTCTCAAAAGTATGCGTCCCTATCCGTCCTTTAACATCGAGGAGGGACTTGGTAGCCTTGGATACTTTCGTTACTATGTTCTTACCTATAGCCGCCATTTTAGTTGAAATACCCTTCCCAGTACGCTCGCCTTTAATAAGAGGTTTCCAGTCTAAGGTTTTATTCTTATAAGCCTTAAGAAATCTGTCTTTGATATGAGGCGACTTATGATAGACATCTTGTATAACTATATCAAACCCTAGTTCGAGCTTATCGTCTTTCAGTTTATGAACAGCCGCTTTAGGCCGACCGTAGCCTATCGCTTTTAGTACTACCCTTTCTTTCAGCAATCTTCCTCCTTTTTCACTTATCATACCATACCCAACTATACTTTTAGGAACACTAAGCCTTAACTCTACTTGAGCCGGAGCTTCGAGAGGTTGAGGTTGTAGTTGTCGTAGCCTTTTTGTCTGTGCATTAATCGCGGTGGCGGTTCTCTGAAGATACGCGTACCTCTGTTTACGGGCTGGGGCCTCGTCAGGATGTTGTTTCCATGTTCGTTGCAATTTTTCTGCATCTGTTCGTATTTTTCTTCTGGTATTCCTAACAGCCCTTGCTTCTTGAGATATTTTTAATCGATGTGCTACTGTTTTTCGTTCATCCTCTCGTAGCTCCCTTATTTCTTTCCTAATAGCTTTACGTCTGGTCGTTTGTTCCTTAGCAGTGAGTGGAGGCCGAAAGAATCTCAGTTCGCTTGTAGGGGACTTAAGATTGACTGCATCCACACCAAACTCTTCCTGTTTCCCCCGCCGTAACTGAGAAGATATACCTGGACTTCTGCGTTCTGCCCGCTTAATAACATCTTTGGAAATCGGCAGGGGTTCACCTGTTATAAGGTTTACACCAGGATAGTTAGCCTGGAGATACGCCATAGCCTGTTGCTGCGCTTGCCATTTTTGGTTCTCCTTCTGCGCTTCTCTTGCTCTTCGAGTCGCAAGTTGTTGCGCATCCGGCTGGCCAGGAAAGTATTTTACACCGGCAGAAGATCTGATACGTATTAACGTGTTCAACGCTTTTGGCCAAAGCATCTGTACCTGAGCTATTTTCGAGTCGGAATACGGTTGACCCTTTGGCGGAAGCCGTCTCAATATCTTATGGGCATTCGCCATCCGTATCAATTCGTTAGCCCTTCTGTCTCGGAGAGTCTTTTCCCTGTTGCGCTCAAGCCTTTTCTGCTCTAGTATGAAACGTTTCCTATCTAGTTCCAGCTTGGCTTCGGCGCGGGTATTTGCTTCTTCTGCGCGTTCTCTTTGTGCTTGTATCTCGGCTTGCGCTGCATTCATGGGTCCGGGGTAATAGTGGGTACTCATCTCAGGTGGAATATCTGGTCCGCCCGCTGGATATTTTTGATCTACAACAATGCCGCTACGAAGAGTATCTAGTAGACCTTGTGGAGCCTTTTGAGTGCCCGTAAGCGATCTTACAAGATCTAGCGTAGTTGGAGAATATGATTGCCCAGGTTGGGGTCGATTTGATTGTAGCAATTGCTGGGCTTTTATTCTATTTGCAAGTCTTGCTGCTCTTTCGTTCCGCTTAATCTCAGCTTCTCGTAGCGTTAGTCTTTGCTCTTCCCGTTTAGACCGTGCCTCATCTCGTCTATCTTGGGCTTCCCGAAGCTCCGCATCACGCTCCGCGATAGTCATCCGACGTTGACGAAGAGCCTCGGCCTTTTTTTCTATATCTAATTCCTGTTGGCCCTTTGCCCAGCCAGATAGGCCAGCTATAATTCCAGCTACCATTTTGTTCTCCTAGAAATACTGATTATACGGATCTTGCTCGGTGTGGGGGGTTATACCGACGCCGCCACCTCCAAACAGGTTTTCGTAGTCAACCTTAGCCAGAGGAGCGGCCATATCCATAGCCGTCTTAAGTTGTTGTAGTCTATTCGGTGCGGCGGCTCCTAAATATCCAGCCGTGGGCGCAACACCGACTTTATGTTCAAAAGTCTCTCCCGGGAGTTCCGCCAACAGAGCCGCTCGTCTTTCATCTCCACCTATACCCTTCATAAAGACTTCTAGATTTGCCATGCGCTCTTTGTCGGCAGCAGTTAATCCGGCTTGAGTTATATTTCTCTGGGTAGCACCCGTCTGCGCTAGCTGATCGAAAGCACTACTTCCTACACTTCCTGGAAGACCCAGCTTTCCAAAGGCAGCCTCTCGCTCTTGCATTTGGGGAATTATCAAACCCATCTGCGCCGCTCGTACAGCCTCATCGCGCATTTGGTCAATTCTAGTCTGCTCTCGTGCTCGGGCCTGGTGCTCCAGAGGTCCATATCTTTGTCCTGCACTAGAAGCCCTCATAGCCCGATCTCTATCAGCCTTTGCTTCTGCGTCTGCGTAGGGCCTTCTAATACCTCGCATAAATTCGTCGAAGCCCGGGACAGCAGAAGGGTCAGGAATTCCTCCGGCTCCGCCTAAAATATTACTAAGATAATTCTGACCTAATTGTTGTGTCTGTTGAGCCTGTGCGAATTGCCCTGGAGCTAGGTCAAAAGCGCGCTGTTGTAGCTCCGATGGACCAGCCGCTTGAACCGATACAGCCGTTCCTGCTCTACCTGCATCCGCTATATCTTTCCAATCTCGCTCGCTTCCCGCAACAGCTCTTTGGAACATAGGGTCTTGATCTGCTATCTTACCAGGCGTTCTTTTTGTAGTCGTACGTAAATCGGTATGACCACTCGGCGATCGTGCCCCTTTTCCTCTTCCACCGCCACCGCCAAATCTATTTAGAGCGTAAGTTGCTCCAGCACTGATAATCGGTGCAGCTAAAGCTGTCCATGCCATTATCCTGGCACCTCCATAAATCCTCGAACGCTAAAATAGAAAGCTGTATCAACAGCGCTACCTGAGGAATTCCAAAATTTAATCTTAAAACTCGTTGTACTCACAGTATGTACCGTCCATCGAATCTCGCTTGAGTTAATAGCCTGTACAGTCGGAATTACGGCCGTTCCATAATCCTTATATGAAACTGTATAATTTCCTGTACTATCCTTTACGACAGAAAATTGATTACCTGTTGTAATAGCCGCTGCGCTAGTAACATGGCCTTCAAAACCTACCCGCGATTGTAGTCGATTAATCGAATTCGCGAAAAGCGTAAGCGTTCTTGTTAACGCTAGAGCTATATTTTGCCCCCACGCGAATAACCCTCGAGGCTCCCGAAAAGGCGGGTCAACGATATACTCTTCATCTACTAGCTGTCTGGCCACAGGCAGAACACCTCGTCGAAGGGCCTATATACTTATATTCCTTACCGCAAGTTTGACACTGTACAAAGGCCGGGATCTTATCTAAAGCTTCACTTATTTCAGCTATCTTAGTGGCTGTCATACATCTCCCGCCGGATCGTACTGAGCTTCCATTCTCGTCAAAGACCATCTACTATTAGCTCCTTCTGTCCGAATACGCAAGGCTAAAAATCTACCGTTCTCTAAAATTCCCTTAGCTATTTCCGACGTATCTTGGGTGTTGAATGTTAGCTTCTTAGAGTCTACAAAGGAGACTGTTTCTACAGGGGCTAATAGTCCCTGATAGTAAACGTCTACATCAATAGAACCCAAATCGCGTCTAAACCATAGTCTAAGTTCGCTCCAGATCGCGACATCGCCATCCTCCCAAGGGATGAATATAAAGTCGAAATAGCCATCTATATTAGCCGCCAGCCCATCTTGGTCGCTGCCTCCAATATAGTATATATTCCCTCCAGGCCTAGAGAACAAATTAAGAGGAAAGTTAGCGGCAAAACTAATAGAGTCCGACGGCGTCACATCAGCGTCACTTAAAGTCGTAATCTCGTCTGAGAGTCTAGCACTAACCTGTTTATAATATCCGACAGCTTGAGCGTCTATAGTATGATACGAGAAAGCGTCATCGTCTATATTATAAACTATCGCCTTATCATTCTTATTATTCGACGATGTCGTAGACGTGAAGTACCACCAAATCTCCTGTGTTTCTTCTATAAAATGAGCTACGATATTCGCATAATAGGACGGGTCAAGGCGAGCAGATGCGAAAGCCTTTATACTATGATCCTTATTGCCTAAAGGTTTAAGTCTAACTCCATCAAAAGAATAGAAATTATCGATAGCCCAAAAGAGAGCTTGATCGCCTAAGTTAACTACAGCATTAGCTGATAATGGGCCAATACCATCAACAACAATACGTCTCGAAAATACGAAGTCGCCACCAACCTTCTGGATATTATATATAGCTCTTTCTTTAAACGTAAAGAAGAAAGGCCCAAGACGTACGAACAACAAACACCACGATGAATCGTCACCTAACGTAAGACGCCCAGAAGATTTATCCGAAGCTATAGCAAAGTCTGTAGCATTACCATTATCCGACCACGCGACACCCTGAGGATTAGCGGTCCCACCTTCGACATAATCACATAAGAATAAATGGTCCTCAAAAGAGGCTAGATTAGCTCCCTTCGGATCAGTTACTCGAAGGGTCATACTGCTAGCCGAACCGTCCCAGTTGTATAACCCAATCCCGTAATTCGTTAGATAGAACAGACCATCGGCGGCAAACTCCGATTTCCACTTTCTATTTGAACTACCCGACAGTCCACTATTTAGATCAGTCTTATCTAGAGTCGTAGGGTTGTACTTTGAAATCTTCGTATTAGTACATATGACTAATTGGTCTGTACCGTCTCGAAGGAAGTACTGGTCTATTAGCTCTATATCTTCCGTGAAGTCATCAAGAAATTCAGTATCTCCTTCACGCTTATCTATATATCCTCGTCGGAACAAAACATTCTGAGTCGAATAACACCAACCTGGGACGCTAAGTCGAGCCTTCTGGTTACCGACACCAGGTACAGTATCAACGAACTTATCGTTATCCGGACTCCATCCGAGGAATTTCCCCACCCTCAATCGGCCTAGATTGTTCGTCATCGCCGGAGGGAAAGGTTCTAGGACTGGCATCTAGTACTCCTTTATTACGGATATTGTTCAGTAAACCAACTTGAACATTTAGCCTTTCATAGATATCCAAGTTATTCTTAAAAATATGGTTAATCGCGCAGTTTCTAAATTCTTTCACCTTCTGTTTAGAGTCATCAAACATCGCCTGCGCTTGCCAGAGAACACATACATATTGCTTTATGCCTTCTTTGTGTTGTTCAAGAGTAACCGGATGTCCTTCGTCACATATAATCGTCTTATCCGGTGTAGAGATAAGAGGGCATACGGCTGGTCTAATAGCATCATTCATGCCACGGTAGTGTCCTTAGATATAACAAGGACTTTAACATATGCAGGTCGCCAAGTACCTGCAGAGGTTAGAGTATTAGCACTCGCATTACCAGACGCTACGGCATTTCCTGAAAAGGTATGGGTATGAGCTGCACCTGCGGCCGTAGTGCCTGATACGCTATGAGTATGATTGACTTCTGCCGCTGTTGCGGGAGTACCGCCTTCAAGTGTAACTTGCGCACTAGGAGTACCGGAAGTTACCGAGAAAGAATGCGTATGTGAACTTTCATTCGCATTCGATCCAGTTGCTGTTGTGGTGTGAGTATGAGCATCTACGGTTAGACCACTCACTGTCCACGATCCGGACGTATCCCCGCCCTCACTCTGAGTATCCTCAGCTATCATTACCTTATCATCGAACCCTGTAACGAGAGTCCACCCGTTAGGAATCGTCGCCTGGACAATCGATATCCTTGTACCGTACTCAAGGTCGCCACCTAGTGTCCAGTTCGATCCATCCTTACCGATAAAGAGTAGACCTTCATCAGTAGATAGATAGAAATCTCCTACCTGTATAGTCGGGACAGCTGAACTGTTTCCAGTAGGTATCTTATGTCTACCATCTGACAAGTCATGCTGTACTTCAACAGTATTCTTCGTCGCAGAACGCATAGCGCGTTGAGCATCATTAAGGCTCGCTACAGTCGAAGAACCTTCTGTGGGTACAGTTATGTCGATACTATCAAGGAAAGCCACGTACTAATCCTCCTACTCCTTGTTAGGCATAGCGTAAACACCAGTACCTACAACACCACCTACAACAAGTGACAAAACTTCAGGCGGTACAGGTATACCAAACCACGCTGGCGCATTCATAGCTACCATAGCTAAGGCACTTCCCAACCACGCTTTATCAATGCCTGAAAACATTCTTAATCCTCCTTCGAAGTCATATAGAAATACTCTTTCTTGTCCGTATACGGATCTTGATGTCTAGTCCATTGGAGAGGTCTGGGTCGTTTAGGGTCTCCTTCATGAGTATCAACATGGAATCCGCCCATTTTTAGTTCTTGGTATCTCCAATCAAAGTATATCCCAACACCTTTAAAGCCTGCTCTACGAATGACCTCATTAGCGGCTTTTAGACTCAAATCCAAGAACATGATATCGGCCGCTGGACAAGGTCTAAGATAGTGAGTGCTATTCTCAACGTGTCCTTCAGTATCAACACCGCGAGTTACAAAGATCTTACTACCTGAAAGTTTCCTGACCCATAGAAGTCGGTCTACTGTTTCCAAATCCATCTGTAATCCGTCTTCAATATCTTGCCGCCTAGAAAATTCACGCGGATTAAAGTATATATAATCTGGATCAGGCCATTCAGCAAAGTTCATACTCTTCGATCCATAATAGCTCTAAGAACATTCTGCATTGTAGAATCCATACTCCGTAATAGTTCCGTTTGTTTTACAGCCTCAAGAGCTGACTGCTCTCCTCTAGTATCTTGTCTCTTACCCATAGCATGAATTTCTTGAATCATGACACGAGAGTTTTCTTTTGCGTCCGTTTCGCTCGTAACGAATTGCTTTAAAGATTTATTGTTGCCGTTAGAGCTACCCACGATTCTTGATTTTACGAGATCGATCACGCCAAAAGATTTTAAAGCAAGATACATAATTCCGGCTATTAATAAATCCTGATTCGTACTTAGATTTGGAACAAAATCTAACATAATTAAATACTCGAATATTCTATCCAAGCCGCATAGACGTATAAAGTATCCGTACCATGGGCGCCTGGAATCATTGTGATATTAAAGAAACCTAAAGGTGCTCCAGATATATTAGCGTTAGCTATAGTCCCTGTCTCCTCAGCAAGAGAAGAACCAAAAGCAGACGAAACTCCGCCCATTTCAGTATCTCCTACCTTATCGTAAAACTGTACATCAATCGTAGGAGTATCTGTACTACCACTCATATTACCTAGAAGATGAAAGGTAATATCAACGGCTGGATTCAAATCTCTAGGCATGACTACGGGCGGAAACTGAATCTCAGTTACATCCGATGCGGCCCATTCTAGTCTCAAGGCCTTATCTGTCGCGGCATTGACGCGCTTAAGTTTAGGCGTAGAATCTATGCACAGTATGCCCCCGTGGGCCGAGAGATTCTGAATATCATTAGAAGCAATCTCTCTAGCTGATGTAATATCTAGTGGAATATATCCTACATTAACCAGGGTTCGTAGTTGTGCAGGAGTTGAGGCAACAATGTTCCCGCTAGCTAGACGGGCCAAAATCGTACTGGCTCCCATGGCTAGCTCAGCTGGAGTATCCACGGCTCCCTGTGAAGCAATAACTGAATGGGCCCCGGAGAACAATTCAGGACTTATCGTATTAATTAGTTTTAATACATCCACATCTGAAAACGTCTTAGTTGTAAGACTACTATGCGATACCTTGATATCAAATGTTTGCGTTGCGTTGTGGTCATCAGGATCTAACCAGAATTCGAAGAAGCCATTAGTATCTGTAGTAATCGGATTAGTGTCAGACCCACCCGTTATAGCATCATATACGTTCGTAGCATCAGTAGTCGTACCTTTATTGTATACATTAATCGTAGCACCACTAATAGCTGTTCCATTCGTATCTCGAACGTGGTCGAAAAAGTGCTTCCTAGTAGCCATTACGTCACCTTAGGAGTCAGAGTGAGGCCACCCAACGTGGCAGAACATCCATCAGGCGTATGAACTAAAGTCTCTAACTGTGTGGCTGTTGAGTTCGAAACATTTGCGAAGCAATTCTTTGCACTCTGAGCCATAATCTACCCTCTTATATGCGCCGTTTCGCCTGATAGGTCAATTTCAGTATTCACAGAAGCTAGTTGCCGAGCATCAGATTCGAACTTAATAGTAAAGAATTCCACTCTATGGTCCTGGCGAAGAACAGGCATTAACTCGGCCAGAGCACCGTAATATAAAGCATTCTCGCCAAAGGTAAGATAGAAATCCTCGTCGGAATTCGAGTTATAGTCTTCTGGAATCTGATAGAAACTTATTTCTAACGAACGATCAGTTAAAACCGTACTATTATCGGTAATCGGAAAAAGAAAGAACTCCTCTCTAAAGATAGAATATGCCAGTGGAACACCTTCTAACGAATCGTCAATCTCTAATACATTAAACGATCTAGGAGTAGGGTCAGTTATAATAACCAACCGATCGAAATCAGGCTTATTATACTTCTGTAACGCAACTACGGTTGCGGCTGGCGTCTTAGAGGTATCTACAACCTTTACAGACCCTGCTTCGCCAGAAGGAACAAGACCCTTAAATCGGTCGGGCTGTGGATAACTAGGGGTATTAGTAGCTAGGGCTACCCGGGCTATCTCTTCCATAGCTTTATAATTATTATCAAGACACATACGTTTCTTAGAAACGTTGATCTTCTCATCGATCATACCGCCTAGCGTATCCGTAATAATCGGATCTCCTACACGACGGATATCACGGGCTATACGATCTCGTAAAGTTTGGAGAGTAGGCATTACAATTCCTTTCCTTCCAGCTTCTCTTTCTCTTTCTGAATTGAATCTTCTAAGCGTTTATTACATACAGATTCTATAGAGTATTCTATTTTGTCAACCGTACCGTCTCCGGTATTGTCAAACGCTTTTGCAATAGTCATGCAAGGAAAACCTGGGCCAAAAGGGCCAGGGGCTCCTGGAGGAATCATCGCTGTATGTATAAGTCCGAAAATAAATATAAGTATATACTTCATTATGGCCCTCTTTTAGATTTGTCGGTATGGCCAGCCGCCGAGGGCTTTTTAACCCCCGACGGCACAGCCCAGGGCGTTTTACTTCCCGCTTCCGTAACGGTCTTCGACCACGGAGTTAGGATGCTTGCCCTTCATCCCAGACGCAGCAGACTCAAAGTTGTCTGGTCGAGGCTGAGAAGGTACCGACTTGTTAGAACTCTGCGAGGGATTAATAGCCTTCGGGTTACCGTATTTTCCTTGCTGGGCCATAACAGGCCTCCTATTTAATGCCCAAGACAGCCTTGAGCTTAGATTGTTCCGCTTTCGTTAACGGAACTTCTCGTTGCCTTTTACGAAGTGCATTGTCCATCAACATACGAATATGACGAGTCTGAACATCTTGGAGTCCACGAGCCTTCAAAAGTTCTACCCATTTTTTGGCCGTGACTTTATTAACTTCCAAAATCATAGCTTCTTCAGTAGTCGTCAAAGCGATAGTATATTCACCCGCCCACGCTTTTGTGAAGCTCAGCATCAATACTATCATAAGAATACACCACTTCATCATCAAAGCCCTCCCCATTCCAAGTATAACCATAAACAGCTCTTCTATCTTTGTCCATAAACCATTGAGCTGGTTCGATAATACGACCCCACCCAGGAGTCGGATCACACCAAAACCTATTCTCTTCAGTTATAATCTCTACCCATACATGATTTCCTTGAGGAACTCTTCCCGCGCACAGACGCATTACATCTCGGCAACCATGGCTGGCTAGATAATCGATAAGCCAAATACCAAAATCATCACAATCTCCACCCCTACGCTTGTTTGTTTCATCGGGTGTTTGCCAATAATCTTGTCGTAGATGGTTATCAAAATCCCAGGCTTCCTTCGGCATCTCTTTATCCCACATATACCGATAGTTGCCATTATGCAAGATTTGCATACCAACCTTAGCTAATTCAACGCCATTCACGAGACTTCTCCTTAAAATACTTGTTCAATTTCTCGATGTGCGTATCGAACGGGGTCTTCTTTACTGGACGGGTTTCAATCTCGACGGGCGGCTTCTGTGTCTCTTGAGACATAGACCCAGTGCAACCGGTTAGAAAGAATAGAAGTATTGATATACTTATCATATCGCTGTCCTATTCTTAGGGTGCCGAAAGCACTCCGTTTGCATCTACAACAACATTTCGTGTACCACTGCCAGCGAGCGAGTCTATGCGCACGCTTCCTGCGTCAACCCAGAGGGCGTAATTGTTAGTCGCTTCTGAGGCCGCACTCTGGATGTAGAGGGAGGCCGATGCAGTTACGGTCCCGGTGGCGGTTATGTTAGGCTCTTGAATCCAGCCACTCGCGATGATTGGCGCAGTCCCAGAAGGCACTGTGACAGCACCGCCCGCGCCAGTAATCTTGAAGCGAGAAAAGGATGTATTTGTGGTAGCTGTCAAGGCTTTCGTCGCGACCAAAAATGGATTATCGATATCTGACAAATCGGAATTCGCGCCAGTGACAATCGCGTTCTTGTTCCCGTCGACATAAATCATGTACTCATTGTCGTCAGATTCGACTCGGAAATTTCTATCGGCTCCGCTGTCATTTATTGTTACGTTCCCATCCAGCGTTGCATCACCTGTGGTGATTGCCGCGAATGTGCTTGCAGTTCCGCCTGTAGCAGTATCAAGACCACCATTAATAACAACTCCCCCTGCAAATGTCACATTTTGCGCCGATGAAATTGTGATGGCTGTCGCAATGCCTCCACCATGCGGTCGAGTGCCAAGTTTCAGTTCACCTCCATATTGTCCTGATGTTGAATTTTCTTTTTCTGTCCAAATTGAAGCGAATTCTGTGAGATTGGTTGAAGCCTCGAAACGCCCACCCAATAGGATTCCACTGCCAACTGCGTCTGCTACAGGCGTATTATCGAATATGGATATCACCTCTCGCGTCCCACTCCCCGTCCTTGCTGTGCCAGTGACTGTGAGCGGGGTCGTCGAGGTATAGGCGGTTCCGCCAATCGATACGATTTCATTTCCGGAGTCCACAAAAATCATTTTTGCAATGTTGGGGGTTTTAACCGTGAAGTCGTAATCGCCCAAGGTACTGTTGAAAACAGAACTGCCGCCGGTGGTTGTCAATCCAGCCAAAGCCCCGACACTCGTTATTTGAGTCTGAGCGGCATCCACCGAGAGCGTGTGTGCTATCCCCTCGCCGCTAGTCGCGCCCGTGCTGCTCAAACCTGTACCCGCCGTAATCGTGCCGACGTAGTTACCTGTGGTATCTGTACTCAGAGCTACACTGTTGGCCTGGATAGTAGAGATAGCGGTAACATTGCCAGTTCCGGCAAAGGTCGGAGAAGTCCAGGCAACGTCACCTGTCATGGCGATAGTACGGCCTGTAGCTAAGGCTGTCGCAGTTGATGCGTTACCTGATAAGGCCCCAGTAAAATTGGTTGATGTTAGCGTACCCGTCGAGGGGTTATACTTTAAATCGCCGTCCGATTCCAAACCAAGATCTCCACCATCTAAATCTCCACCGGCAGTGAATATGATGGCGTTCTCTTCGTTCGTGCTTTCGTTATCCGTGATTGTTACAGTTGTTGCAAGCGCGGCAGTACCAGAAATCGAACCTGCTAGTGTTCCACCTACTACGGTTATAGTATTCGCGCCGGAACGATAGAATCCAAGATCCGTCTCTTTTGAGAATGTAATACTAGGACGCGTACTCGTTCCATCGTTGAATATACCTACATTTCGCTTAAAGACAGGTCCTCCACCGAAAGCGGCAAACGACGGTACCGCTATCGTCAATGATAGAACAACTGCCGCTAATCCAGCAGAAAACTTTTTAAACATTAGAATCTCCTTCAGCCCCCTCGAGCTCGATTACCCGAGGGGGAATATTGTCTACAGAGGGAGGAACATCAATTTGACGTCGAACTCACTTGAATCCTGAGCGTCATTAGTGATCACGATCTTCGCGGCATCCTCGACTCCCCAACCTGGATTGTCGATGGTATAGAAACGACCCTTAGCCAACGGGACGCCTACAGTATCCGTCGAATCACAATCACGCGATGTTCCGCCTGAATCTGTTATTGTGTTACGCAATTTGGCCGTAATAGCCACACTCGAAGATACATTAAAGATAAACACGACCGCTTTGGCCCCTGATTGAAGAACAGGACCTAAAGAACCGATAGTAATTATCTTCTCAGTACCCGAGGACGCACCGGCCGCATACGTTACACTCGTATTAACAGCGTGTCCAGGAGCGGCCATCTACTTAACTCCCCATAGTGACTATAGCAAAAAATGGTACAACTTCAGCCGAGAGGTCTGTAGTATTAGCCACCTCGTCCAAAGCCGCAGCATCTGCACCGGCCTCAAAAGCTTTCATCTTCGCGGCACTAGGGTCCCAAGCCCAAACATAACCGGTCTCGGAATTGCCCGCTAGAATCATATCAATCGAAGCGCTTGTACCGTTTGCCCCAAGTTCGGCAGCCGTGATAGCCTCTCCGTTTGTCGGATAAGAGGAATCGGGAGCAAATGTCCCGGTCACCTTAACCTTGTTTTCACCTTCCCATCGACCGTTTTCCCCGGCGTGTATACGCTCTCGGGCTACGATCGTAAAAGTAAGAGCCATGTTAAATCCTCCTTACAACCCAAATGCGATGAAATTAACGAGCTCAGCTGAGAGATCTGTCGTATTGGCGACTTCGTCCAATGCAGCCGCATCAGCTCCGGCTTCATACATTTGGATCTTCCCTGTGGCCTTGTCCCATTGAGAAACGTAACCATTAGTAGAAGCTCCTTCAGTCTGAAGATGAGCTAATTCGAGACCGAACTTGAAATCTCCATACACGACCGCTTCACCGTTTGTGGGGTAAGAGCTGTCAAATGTGATCTGTCCATAAACCATTGTAAATGATTTAGGCAGAGAAACTCTTTCTGTGACTGTAATAGTGAGAGCCATAACATTAAACCCTCCCAGTTACGCTGAGAATGCAGTCATGCCAGTCCAGTAGAAATGCGTCTTCTCATGGGCCAGTTCGACTCCAGCTTCAGTAAGGAACTCATCCTTCCTTGCATCATCGCCCTTGCTCTGACGATGGACCAAGAAAGACGTGTCATCAATGTAGCGATAACGAATGTTGTTCAGATCCAGGCCCAGTAAGACACCGCGCCAACTAGAGATCTGATTAAACAACGGGTGCATCTTAAGGAACAGAGTTCCGAACGGGGTAACATACTGCTGAAGTTTCATCCCGTATACAGTCTCTGCAGGTCCAACACTGATAGTAGTTTTGTTCTTAGCCAACTGATTAAGAACGTTGATTGTGGTAGAACCACACAATGCGAGTTTCTCGGTAGACCCGAAACGGAAGGCCGCTTCAAGCTGCGTATCAATAGTCGTCTCAGATACGGAACCCGAGAAATCATTAGTATTCGTAGAAATGTAGTTTTTAACGCCCTTAGTCATACGACGAACCATACCATTTGTGGCATCCGTGGCCTCAGCCTGTTCACCGAATATAAAAGCTTTCTCCATTTCAATCGAATGCTCTTCCAAAGCTTCTCTCTTGGATCGCATATACTGAGACTTCGTCCTAAGACGGGTCTTCAATGCAGTACGAGTAATGAAGAGAGGAGTTCTGAAAATTTGCGTATAGTTAGTCACAACGCTCGGTGCGCGCCTTACAGACGTTCCAATCGAGTCACCTTCCGTATACGCTTTACCAATCACGATCAAAGTATCGTTGTCGTTAAGTGCCGCAGCGGCAGTCGAACCCGAAGATCTTTCCACCGTTACGCTTGTGGCAACGACCTGATCTGCAGTTACCCGCATAACCTCATCCGTTCTCAAGTTGAGAAGAATATGGTTTTTGGTAAACTGCTTAGTTGGAGTAGAGCCTGCATCATCGATCGTAAACGTGGTAATGCCCGTAGCATAACCTGAACCTTCGTTAATCGTGCAGGTCTGCTCAGGAGTCTCCTGTTCAAAGATCTTAAATTCTGGATCTTCTGCTCGCTCCTTAGGGAGCTTAGAAAGTAAAGCCGTTAGTGGGGCCGAACCGTTTGGCCACAGATGAAGAATTGCCGTTCTATAATCTTTTGGCCTCTCATCGGTGGAAAACGTCCCTGTCCCAAGAAGTCCTAATGTAGCCATGATTTACCTCTTGGTCTCAAGAGACAGCCGAGCTAAAAATCTAGAAGCTCTGCTACCTCATCTTCGTTTGACGTTCGTCCATTTGCACTCGATCGAGATCTAATCCCTGGTTTAGTGCCGATCGTATCGGCAGGGCGACCCCTACGTGTGGGAGTGTTCTCTTGCACTCCAGCCAACAGAGAGTCTACGGTTTCCGATACCTCCTGTAGTAAATGATGAGGCGCCCTATCCGGTTGCGCCGCACTCACTTCTTGGGTGATCTTCCCAACTAACTCCATAACATTCGTGTGTCTTGGGTACTTCTGTTGATATAGATTCACAAGTCCAACATAATAGTTTGCACGTTCTTCTCGTACTTGTAACGCTTTAGCTACAGCTTCATCGATATTACTCGTATCCTGATAATTCTGAGGCGTATTTGTGGCTAAATGCCCCATGATTACATCTACCGCTTGTTGAGCGGCGGCCGACATCATGGTAGCGTACATTTCTTCTGGATTATTTTCAAGCTTCTCTACATCTTCGCTCGTAAGTCGACTAAACCCAGGAACCACTAGGTCTTCTACGTCCGCCTCCTCCGAAGTTTGTTGCGGGACTTCCGTAGCTGCTTGCGATGCTTCTCGCGCAACTGGTTCAGATACCTCTGCGGCCGGAACTTGGGGACTTTGTGACGGCTGGCCCGTAATCGTACGAAAAGAACTATCCAGACCATCCTCTAAGTTCTTTATCGAGTCTTCCGGCGACCCTTGGACTTCGGCTTCACCCGCTTCGTCATCTTCTTTAGAGCTTTGTACAGGGCTTTCTTCGACCTTTTCCGGGATACGGTCTTCGGTTGTCGACTCCTCTTCGATAGACTCCCTTTCCTCATCTTCTATGCCCTCTTCAGGTTCACCCGCTTCCTCACTTGGGGGATCTTGATTAAACATATCCCCTAGGAAATCGTTCATTCCCTCTTCTATAGCGTCATCAGCTACAGGTTCCATGTCACTACCAGGAACTTGTGCGTCATCAGGTGTACGAGGAACCTCAGGTGCCATAGCCATCATTATTCTCCCTTTCTAGAAGTTCGGCAGTTTTTCTATTCTCCATTTCATCTTGAATTCTTTCATCTTCCATAATCTTATAAGTCTCTCGTATCGTATAAGGGACACCAAATACCTGTCTAGCCCCCGCTAACACGCCAACTGCATGATTATGTTCCGCTTTATCGGTATCTGTTACCACTTTTGCTAGAAGACGCCGATTATATACAGGTAAACCGTGCTCTTCCATATACGTTTGGAGTAAATGAAATCCAGAATGTCGCTGTAAAGATTCTATCGCTTTACAACAATCCTCATCCAATTCCATTATTCGCTCCTACGTCTACGGGCGGACGAACTTCCTTATTACCGGTTACCTGATCCGCGCCTGACCCTGTATTTTGAGGTCCACTAGGACCCGCTCCTCCACCGACGGCTCCGCGTTGACCGTCGGGGAAGAGCATCTGCGTGGGAGGCGGACCCTGCATCCGTATATAATCTTCAGGAGAACGAAGACCACTTTTTCTAAAGCCCTCAATGACCATTTTCTGTATATCAAACACTTGAGCCAATCCTGGTACAGATAGTACAGTCTTGATAGTTTCTAGAAGCATTCGAGCTTGAGATGACTGCTCCGATGGAATATCTCCCTCGAAAGCGGGGAATAAATATCGACCCTGGACGTCAGCTGGTCCCACATTTAAACCGCCTTCCTCGTCACCCATTAAAAACTTGACTTCTTCAGGTGTAAAGAACTTAAGTTTACGCCCTAATGTATTAACATATATTTCTTCCGTCATAAACTGGCGATTATTCATCACCATTTGCATAACCATCGGGGCTAATGCGTTAAACCAAAGAAGCTGGGCCAATGTCTTCCCTCGACCGGCGCCTAATCTTTGTGTAGAAGAGATCTCCGTAGCTGACCTACGTCCGGCTTCAGGAATGCCTTGTTGATTGTCTGACGTTGCTCCCACTCTCTGCATCAAATCCATGACAATTCTAGAGTCTTCTATATGACGCCCTGTTACGTCCATGATGGGTAACTGCTGTATAGCGTCTCCTACTGGATCTCCATACGCTTCAGGTTTCATACGTATAATGCCCGCAGGATCTGAACTAAGAACGTCTGCCATAACTACGCGAGATGGGTCTACAATTAGCTTATTCTGTATCGCCCTACGAACATTAGCCCAGTGAGAATTCAGTAGCCAGTCAAAATGCTCCTGAAGGCCGCTTAACATATCCACCATGCCTGGAGTAGCTATATGGTGAGAATCTGGATAAGGTTCAGCAGCGGCATACGGGAACATTCTATGGTCATTCTCTTGTGGATGAGCTCTAACTATAATGGCATCATTTACGAGCCAGAAGGTCCACTTTTGGGGCCACTTAGAATTTGATAAAACGCGTCCTTTATCGTCTTTTAAATCACTAGGTATAAGATCAATAACTACCTGGTCTATGACCATAGGTTTAGAATGCTTATCAATCGTCTTAAGTAAGTGATTACTTGTACGAGAGTAGTGTGACGAATCCTCGGTTCCCTTGTCAGGAAACTGCGCTTGGGCAGGAGAGCTCTTACGAGCCTCTTCTATGTTAATATAAGGATTATCAGGTGAACCATCAAAAGCATCCACAGTACGAAGAAAAGTGACAAGGTTGGTGAATGACGTATGACCTGCAAATTCCCCTTCTTGTAGATCTGTAAGAGTAACTCCCGGATCGTGCCAAAACTCACGCGGATTAATGACATTGACTTTGTTTCCTTCAAAGAGAGTTTCAAAGTCACTTCTATCTTCTTTTCCTTCGATAGATACCGGCGTACCAAAGAACTCGATCTTCTTAATCTTCTTCGCTACTTTTGTAATTCTTTGTACCTGTTTTAAGTAGTCGGTATGTAAGACCATGCGGCCGAGCACTAAGGCATCTCTGAGAGCTAGATAGAGACGTACAAATATCTTTGCTTGATCCATTTGGGCATCGAGCACTAGTTCAGATGCTTCAGCTGCCCGAGCATGCTCGATGTTGCGAGGGGGCACAGGAAAGATCGGATCTCGTTGCGTGAATGTTGCAAGGAGAAAGGTCAGTTGAGTTTGAACCTGAGCAAAGCTAACTGGTACAACTAGCTTAGATACCCCGTGCTCGGCCTGAGACTCACGATCATCAGTATCTTCAATCCTCCACGCGCGATAAAGATCTTCGGCTCTATCCCAGTCTCTAAAATTCTTCTGGACGAGATTCTTGGAGGCCGTCTTACGATCTTTTATAAGCGTAAGGACACGTTGATGTAGAGTGCTATTAGGCGGTAGCGAGACGCTTTTCATATTCGGCTAGTTCCCTCTGGATCGGTTTCGTCTGGTTGTCCTCCGTGGAATGGATAGTATCATCCAAAGCAGAGGCAAAACACAGAGCAAATTGATGAGCGTCCATAATATGAGAATATTCATTTTTGTTAATAACGTCTAGAGTCTCACCAGTACTGGTTGATTTCTTCCGATGATACCCTCCAAGAAACCCACCTTCTATAAGAGAACAATCTGGATCATGTTGATACGCGGCCTCTCCAGTAGATGGATCGCTTCGTGTTAAGGCTCCTTTTATAGCATCGTGTCTAACGACCATAGAAGAGACAGCCTTTCTAGGGCTATATAAACCAGCTCGCTTCATAGCCTGTACAGTACTATACTGATTCGAAGTTAACCTTTCTTTAGTATCGAAACATTGTTTATCTACAGCGTCTCGATAACCCGACCCTGGCCATTTACTTTTACAACTGGCGAGAATAGCTTCCGTAAAATCTGATAGAGCCATGTCCGCCTCTAACCATTCTGATAGAACTCTGGTGAGGGTCTTATTCCGTTGGAGCGCCACACAACCAAACCATCTGTTAAGGGGCCCGACGTCCCATCCCCGAACAATCGGTATACCTGGCCAAGGTTCTAAGGTTTCATTACTTCTATGTTTATCCCTAAAGTATTCGGGGTATAACCTAACTCCTTCATGTACGATCCAGTGCATCTTATATTCTCGAAGCCAAACACGTTCTCCATACTGTTTTCGCTCCGAGTCTTCCCACTCTCTACAATCTTTTGAAGGGTCAGCGAGATATTCTATTTCTACAATAGCAAAACTTTTCTTGTTCTCTCTCCATCTCATACCCTTCTGAATAGATGCTAACGTAACAGCCGGTTCGAACTCTCCGTCGGCGATACGTTGTCTAGCATCATCATTATCTGTATTAATCACCGATCTTAGTCCCGACTAGATCCGTTCTATCTGTACAAAATTCATAATAATATCCGGGCTGTACAGTACTAACTATAGTAAAACGCCCAGACTGTTCTACTGTCGGCATAGCGGCTGCGAAGGCTTTTTCTTGATTTCTCCAGAATGCAAATTCGTCAAAGAAGACCGCAGAACTCGCAAATTGGCGGAGCTGGTCACTCCCTTCAGGCACTCCAACGATTCTAGAACGGAGTTCGGGGAAACCGAGTAAGCAATATTTGCTGTACTTTTTTGGTTTAAAGGGAAGAAATTCAGAGGGAATGTGGTCATATATGAATTCGCACCTCTTGACCAACTCATCACTATTTTCCTCCTTTTTAGAAACCAAAAAAACTAAGCGGTTCGTATTAAACATCGCAATCTGAAGATGTAACCAAATAAAGAACCAACTCATCATCATTCGACGAGACTTATAAATCGCTAGAAGCCGCCGCCTTAGCCAAACTTGATACAACGTAAAAAGATAATCATATTCTGGAGCCTTCTGAGGACCGCTTAGCGGCCTGGAAGGGTCTTCAGTATATACTATATCTTTCCAACCTTGCCAAGCATTATCTCGATATAACTTAAATTGCTTGGCCTTGCTCTCCATCTCCGACGGCGCTGTACTCAGCATCTACCGTAGCCTCCTCAGCTATACGTTTCTGCTCCGCAGTCTCTTTAGCCTCGAGATAATCAATAAGATCTTTAACGCTATGTTCCTTCTCTTTCTCAGGTTCGGTATTTCTAGCAAAGCCAGCGCGATCTAAAACATCTTGAGAAGCTCGAAGTTTAACTGCATCTGAATCGGCCACCGTCATAAGATTAGCTATTTGTGTAATAGCCTTATTGCTTAGGCCTAATAGACGTTGTTTAGCCAGTTCTCGACCCAACTCATTCGTGATCCTAGAGATCTCGGACCTTATAGCAGGACGCTTAAGTATATCTCTAACGCCTTCCTCGGACATAGAGAAGCGTCTAGCTATTTCGAAGGGACGAGCGCCTGCCGCGTGTAGGAATATGATTAATCCGTTACGGCCATTAATTGAAGAGTCTTGGATTTCTAGACCTTCTACGAGATTATCAACGTCGAATTCCATAATAGGCTCCAAATACTTCTGGAGGTATAATAGACCTCCTTAGTGTAATGTACACTAAATCATACAAGAAGTCAAGCGTTTCTTAGTAATTTCAGACATTTCAAGACAAATTATAAAATGTCTGGATTAACCAGATTATACTTGACTCGTATATCCATATAGGGTATAATATAATTATTGTTTGGGCCACTGGCCACCTCTGAAGTATTCTCTTGAAAGGAGAAACGTAATGGGTTTAGTGATTGAGGAAGTAGAAGTAAAAAAGGACGGTAAGACGTTAGACGCAAGAGCCGCCGTACCAGTAATGTCTCTGGACGAAGAAGGTCTAAGAGCCGGAGTCGACCACTTTGGAGGTGGAGATAAAAACTCAGGACTTGCTAAGATTATAGGCTTTGCTAACTCGGCTGTTCGTGTAGCCGAAGCGGGAAAGGTTCGAACTGGTACCGATCCTGTTAAAGCCGCACGGAATAGTGTTACAAAACTTACACCAGAAGCTAGGGCAGCTCTACTTGCGGAGCTTTCTGCCGAGATGTAATATAGACGTAGTGATCTCTCACACCTGGGTCACACACGTCTAGCCCCTGGGGAGGTCTCGGTCCCTCCCTGGGGGTTTCTAGGAGGCATTATGAAGGAAATAGTCGCTTTCTTTGGACCTGCTCATTTGTATAAACGCTATAAAATTAAGACAGAAACAGAATCCGACATAGAGTTGCGCTGGATAGCCCGTATAGATGATATCCAAGACATGTATAATTTAAGATATATTTTTAAACTGGACGAAGACTCGGAGTCCGAAATGTGGACCGCCTTCGAGCACTCCATCCAAAGAGGCCACATAACTTTCTCTTTCTCCCCGACGACTCCCATAATGATACCTCCTCCTATTCCACTTTTCTAAATCCCGAAAAATAAAAATATTTATTACACCACCTTATTGATTTCCACCGGCCCCCCACCCCCTTGGGCAAAACGCATTTTTTAGCTAACTTAGCTAATCTAGCCGAACTAGTCATGTTAGCCAATCTAGCCAACCTGGCCATGTTAGCCAATCTAGTCGAATTAGCCATGTATACAATACACCACGGACCCAGTTCCATTGTATACAATACACGATATACAGTATGCACATTACGCGAATTCGACCCTCGCCTTTTCTTCGCCTAGCCATGTATGCAATTCTCGTGCCACTCCTGGAGGATAGATTAGCCAATCTAGCTAATTTCGCGTGTCCATTTCTCGTGTATCGTTCCATGTTTTTTTGAGTTTTCCACAACAAAATGCGAATTACCCCTTGTTTTTTGGGATTTTTTCGCGTAAATTAAAACATATGATTTAGTGTACATTACAGAAAAGGTCAAAACAGTTTGGGGAGTGAGGCGCGGAAAGGAGAAATTTGAACATGAAAAAAGACGCCTTGGCACGAACGCATAGCATTATCAACATTCAGAATAATTGGAAAGTTCTGGAAAAGGACGGCCGCCCGGTGGCAGTAACCACTGAGGCAAAATCCAGGGACGAATTTGGGTATATTGTGTCCCATGGGTATGGCCGCCCTTTGACCTTGCCGCCAGAAATTATGGCTGACAAGGACTTCAATTTGGACGACGAGGAAGACGTAGCCATCTTCACAAATTATTGTGTAGAGATGGCGAGGGGCTGTTCCAGCCTCAAAGTCTTCCTGCAGAAAATGTTCTCCGGTCTTAATGTGGCCGCACAGCAGGACACGCGGAACCAGTCGCTGGCATCATTGGAAAAGAGAATCGCCGATTTAACGGCTCAGCGTGATGCCCGAGTCGGCGAAAAGTCAGCGACCGAAGACGACGGAACTTGGACATAACCTAACTACTCACCTAACCTCACTCCCCAGGGGCCCTGGCTACCACAGCAGGGCCCTTTTTTTTAGCCCCCTTTTTTATCTATACTAAGGAACATGGTCAGGATAGTTAAGTTAATTGTTCGGGACCGGTAGACTTAATACAGCCTAGCTATGTCTCTAGAGACCAAGCAGAGACTTTTATCTATACTAAGGAAGATGCTTATAATAGGACTAATTATTGTCCGGGACCGGTAGACTTGAACTCCTCTATCTATACTAAGGAAGTTGGTCAGGATTTACGGGAACGCGTCTAGACAAACTAAGACAGACCCCTACAATGTTCTCTAATGTTCTACATCAAGGGAGAAACCCTAAACCATTGAAATCATTACAGATAGCCCAATGTTCTACGCTTCTACATTCTCCCACACGCACATGAGGAGGGGGGAGATACCCCACACTTCTCATATAACTAACGAAGAGTATACACAGAAATATACGACAAGTAGATAGCTAGTTCTTTCTTTATATTAGAATATATATATTAAGATTTATATTGTATTTTATATGTATTTGTCTTAATACTATCCAGGCGGGTCAATGAGAAAGTAGAAATGTAGAAACAAAAGGTAAATTCAACAATTTCAATGGGTTATTGTTTCTACCATGAGAGAGAACATGAGAGAATATTGTATGTATTTGTCTAGACTTACTCGATGGAATTTTGGGCGCGATTCTATTTTACCTACTAAATCAATTACCTTCTAAAATGAGCCTAGTAGGCTTGACATTTGGGCGCGATTTGTGGTAAAATGTGGAGTATTAAGAAGCAGAAGTTATCTTAGACCGAAAGGAGGTGAAAAACAATGTCTAAAGTAAAAGTAGAAATGGAATGCCAGGAGTGTCAAAGGCACTTCAATCGGACCTGGGTCAAGGGGCCTAGAACTGATATAAAGTGCCCTAGATGCAACGGGTACGACGTTGAAGTTATTTCTTACTCCACAGTAATTGATTTAAGCACCGTTCCGAAGCCAGAGAGTAACTCTTAAAATTCACACCTAGTCGGTTTCTAGTATGTCTCTAGAGACCGACTAGGAAAGGAGAAGAAGATGGATATTAGTATAATAGCCATTCTGACGGTAGGAATAGTCGGATTGGTTGGCTGTACCACAACTATGATATACATGATACAGCAGAAGCTCCGAGGACTCAAGGAGACCTGTGCGCACCTAGAGGGTGCGATTGTGGCCGTTGATATTCTTCTTACGGCCCACAAGGAGGAGAAACATGGATAATATACCTACTAAAGAGTGTCCTAACAAGTGCCAGATATGTCAGGATACCATGAGCGATGCGCAGGAGTTTTACGACTTCCGCGCATTCACAGGAAACTGGTACGACGGTTGTGTTTCCTGCTGGTGCGCTCATGGTGTTGGCCTTGGCGTCGGCAAAGGCCAAAGGTATGAGCGGCAAGAGGACGCCAAGTCTGATCCGGCATTCCTACAAACCGCCGGTGGTATAATAACAGATATTGAAGGTTCACAGGTGGGAGTTGACAACTTGTAAACGGTATGGTATAATAACAGATATTGAGAAAACCGTTTACAAGTTAAGGAGGAAAGATGCAAAGGCCAAGTGTATGTGGTGAGTGCCAATCATTTCTTCACTCACCACAGACTATAAGTCCCTATTCAGGGTCCTGTAGTTATTGGGAATCCAGACGAGCAAGTGGCTATACATCTGGATTCTGTACTGTGAACGCTCGAATGTCCGCGTGTACACAAGGGCTTATGGCTAGCCCAGAGCGGATAATTCGAGTTAAAAAAGCATCTAAGGTGGCGGGAGTCAAGAAGACTCCACTTGACAAAGTAAAAGAGCTTTTAAAGAAGCTCAGTCCAGAGGAGCTTAGAAATGTCCTCAGAGATTGAGCAGATCTGCAAAGAGGAGATAAATTCTTGTCTCCTCAATATAATGGCTCGAGGCATAATAGACGGATACGAGCCAAGTGAAATAAGAGAGAGGGTAAAGAATCTACTAGTAAATACCCTACAAACTTTAGGAAAGGAGGATGGGTATGAACATAGAAAGTATGACTATTTTGAAGGATGTAAGAAAGAATTGGAAGGGCGAATCAAGCTCTTCAATGCCGAGCGGAAAGAGTTTGGCGAGTCCGCTCGATAGATTTGAAAGGAAAAAGAACAAAGTCAGATACGTAATCCACCAGGCAGAGGGGCATATCGGTACACCTCGTGCTTGGTATGACGACCAGACATTTTGTCTGGCAATGTATTTACGAGAGTGCCTGCATACTAATAGGGTAGCGGCACTCAATCTTAAGTCCCCTGTCACAGAGATAGGGGCAATCTAAGAGCGCACAGCGCTCGGAAGGGAGTAATAGGATGCAAGAAGGAAAAAGAAGTTGGCCGAGTAAGTGGGAAAGAATAGAAACGATGTACGAAGATATGGCACAGGCCTCAATACCTGTTCATACAACCGTAAACGGTGAACAGGTAGAAGTAGCAAGGTACGTAATTCCGGTACCTGATGGGCCAGAAGACCAGGAATCATTCCTGGAGTGGGCCGAGAACAGGCTCGGCGCGGACAGCGCCCTCGAAGCAATTTTCAGTGGAGTACAAGTGAAAATTGCCCAACAGCTGAGAGGCGGAGCGAACATCGACCCCGAGAAGCAGACGAAGAAAGCCCGAGACGCCTTTGCGCGTCTTAGGCCAGAAGACAGGCTTGCGATTCTGGCTGAATTGCAAGGAGAAGAATACAACGTGATAGCATAAGGCTCTTAGGCCCCCTGAGCGAAGTATTGTTCAGGGGGTTTAAGTGCGTTTAAAAGGAGAGGCTCATGGAGTCTAGAGTAGGTGAGATTAGACAGTTAACACTCGACATGAAAGATACCATCAGGTCAAGCAGAGAATCCTATAATAAAGACGAAAGATTGGGAGGGATTGCAGACTTCATCGAGGCATTAGATGAGGCTTTCGTCGAGAATGACCCAGATTTACTGATACCTTTCTTCGAACAAGTAGTATCTGATATCCAGCAACTCGAAGCCCCTACGCCCGAACTAAAAAATCAATTAAGATTAAACTTTGAAGGCCCGCCGGACCCTACGAGCGCGCCGACTGGGAGTATCACGTCGGTGTCGAAAGAAGACTTGCCGAAAGACTCAGCGAGGGCTGATGATCCGATGGACGAGGAAGAGGAAGACAAATCTTCCGAGGTAAATTTAGACTTCTTGAGCTAATCTACTGTGTCTCAAGAGACCGTCTAAGGTTTATAAGCTGGGCAACTTTCAAGCTAAGGTTTAATGCCCACCCGAACAAACTTAAACCTGGACAAGTAGGGTGCAAAGCCCTGCCCTTTTTAAGGAGAAACAACCGTGGCTCATCGCCGTGGAAGAAAGAGATATAAGAAGAATATCCATCGGGACATAGCGTTCCGGACTTGGGACAAGATCGAGCAAGAGCTCGAGAGACAGGAGAAAAAGAAAAATGCTAATCGGCATAAGCGGGCTAGCCGGGTCGGGGAAGGACGAGATCGGGAAGTATCTAAGTTTGAGAAAGGGATTCCTCTGTAAGAAATTTGCACAACCTCTAAAGGATATGATACTAGCTCTCCCCGGTGTTCTTGGAGATGACTTAGAAGGGCTTCGGAAAGAGAAGAAGTTAAAGGAGCTTAACGATAAGTCTCCAAGACACGCTATGCAGACTCTAGGAACAGAATGGGGCCGGAAGCATATGGGAGAGGACTTCTGGGTTAATATCTTAAAGAGAGATATAGATAACCGTTTAAAGCGGAGGGATATTGTCATAACAGATGTACGTTTCCCAAATGAAGTAGACTTTATTCATGACAATGGCGGTTTCATGTGGACCGTTCGTAGACCCACTGGGACTAAGATGGACCACGTATCCGAAAAGTACATACTCGACCTCAAGTATGATGTCATGCTGAAGAACTATAAAAAGATAGACGATTTATGCAAAGAGATAGAGGCTGGTATAGAACTTTGTCAACTAAGAACAGAACGAAAACACTGGAGGTATCATGCGTTATTCAAAACTAAGTCGTAAAGTTGCGATTACATTTTTCTGTCTCATACCCTTCCAAGTAGTAAGGGTCATAGACGGAGACACCATCAAAGGATTGGCCAGACCTTGGCCAGGGATAGTAGCTGAGGTGAGTTTACGTATCAGAGGAATAGATACGCCCGAGATAAGAGGAAAGTGTTTAGAAGAAAAGGCATTAGCCAAGGCTGCCAAGACCTATCTAGAGTTTCTGCTACCTACTGATAATATAGTAGTGGTCAGAAACATAAAGAGAGGTAAGTATGCGGGGCGGGTCATCGGCGATATACCTATGATTCGAGATGCTATGATAAGTGCCGGGTATGCCCGTAAGTATTCAGGTGGTAAGAGGAAGCCTTGGTGTTAGCGATTGACAACGAGTACCTTTTTGTGGTAAAATAGTTTTTTCCGAGAAATTTTAGGAGGACTACACATGGGTAGAAGTCAAGATTTACTTACAGTTGAAATAGGAGAAGACGAAAAGGAAAGATTTCGTGATCTATGTCCTATGCACGGAGATCTAACACACGTAACACGTCTGCTTATAGAAATGTTCTGTGAAGTAAAGGAAGGTAAACTATCTCCTGAGGAAGCCTTAATAGTTAAACTTAAGAGGTGGATATGATAGACATTGCAATAAAAGATATAGAATCTCTAGATATAAGTACAGTACACGCACATAAGGCACAATTCGGCGGTAAACCAGAGTGGCATAGAACGATTAATATCAAAGATAAGTATCAAGAATTCAACATTGTAATCTTTAGTACAGAAAAGAAAAGTCTAGCTCTCGACCTCTCTAATGGAGGACACTAATGCGGAAAGAAAGTGACACATTTATACATCTCAATGAGATGCTCGAAAGAGACATAGAAACTCTAGATACTGATGAGCT